AAAGAGGAATTTAAAGAGGAGCTTAGAGAAAAAGTGAGAAATTATGAACAATTTGTTTATTTTCGACCAGTTGGATTAAAGTATCAACAAAATTTTAAGAGTTATGCTTCGAAGATTTATGTTTGTGATGACGCGAATCAAATAACACCATCATTTCAAAATGGAGAAATGACATACCCAATGGAATTAATCCACTTGAATAATAGTCACGATCATATGTTGAATGTTGCTGAAATAGAAAAGAAAGCTGATGCATTGTTTAAATCATCACTTGTGATTGCAACGGATAACATTAAGCGTCCCGATTTGTATTATCTTGTATGTGAGGAAGCATATGATAGAAGAATTGATTTTTCATTCACTGTAGAAATTAAGCCCCAATATCGAAGTGCTCGCTTTGTAAATGGAAAAATTAAATACCTTATCAATATGGACAAAATAGACCCAACCAAATCCAATACCGAAATCTATAATTTTATAGATTCACACAATATTGTGTATTCTTATGAGGATATGATTGAAATGATTGAAGAAAAACTAGTGGAGGTTGCTGATAGCCACATCAAAGATATTAAGGTATTTGGAGATCGAGCTTTGGATAGATTGGAAAAACGATCTTTCAACTTGACCAATCCTTTGTCTTTAGAATTGTCATCACATTTCAAGGAAAACATCAGTGGTGCATCTAGTGTGAGATTTGAAAAACACAACACATCCAATACGAATCGTGGAAAATATATTGAAGAAATAACGACACAAGCTGAAACACATGAATATAAGGAAGAAAATGGTGAAAATGCAATAGTTCATAGTTTATTTAAGAAATTTAAGAGAAAAACAAGAGACGTATTAAACAAATTCAATGATAAGGTAGAAGACACGATGGAGGTTATTGACGAAATTACACCAACACCGATAGTCTCTCTTCGAGATAGGGTGGCAGATTATTGGAGAAGAACGCAATTCGCATTTATAGCTTTTCTATTAAACTTTTTCACATGGCAAACTTTAAACACTTGGGAAAGAAGACTTAGAAGAACTAAGGATTTCATAAGTGTGAATAGAAAAGTGATACTACACACAAGTGCCGTATTAACAGCAGTTTTGGTTGGATACATGTATTTGAGAGGAGATGTCATAAAGAAGAAACATAAAAACAAACCTGAGAAAAGAAGAACTGAGAAGACAGTGGAAGGAAAATATGATGGTGGTCAACCATCAAAAGCTGCACCTAAAGGAAAGAAACCACCAAAAACTCCAGTAATTTCAACACCAATAACTTATTCAAGTCCTCAAAATAGAATAGAAACAATTCATGATCTTGCAGGGTTCATGTCAAAACCAACAGCAAATGTAGCGTGTCAACGAGCTTACTCTGTAGCAAAATCTCTAATTAGTAATTCATATTATATTTATGCAGACTACATTAAGGATGGGCAAAAAGAAACAGCAGGGTTGAGAGGGTTCTTTATTAAGGATAGAATTTTTGTTACAAATAGACATTTAATTCCTAATAATCAGAAAGAATTTGAGACAGTGAAATTCAGTTTGTATAATCGTTTCAATGAATATGAGGACATTCCAATTTCAAAAGTCACCATTAACACTTTCGTACATCCCGATGAGAAGGACACTATGTATTATGACATAGTGTGGATTGATTTTGGAAGAGTGAATATGAAGTCGCACTTTAATTTAACAGAAATGTCTTCAAATTCAGGGTGTGATAACTTCGTGTCTGAAACTGAAATGGATGATTTATTTGGCTCCAAAATTATTGTATGCACTCTTTCAATCGCAGCAGAGTATGCTTCTAAAGATCACAAGAATATCTTTACAGGAAAAGCAGCGTGGTATTTTGAAATGCAACATACTAAAGTAACAAAAGTAAATACTGAAGCTTTGGAATTGTTGGGTAGAGACAATGAAGATTTGTATTCCTTTAACACTATGGAATATCCAATGCAGAGTTTCCCTGGTTATTGCGGAAGCGTTGTAATTGGAAATAATGCAGAATATCCTGGAAAAATATTGGGAATACACATGGCTGGTTATAATAACGTAGACAAGAGCTACGGGCAAATAATAACTAAAGAAATGATTGAATCAATAACACAATTGGGAGTGCATTTAGAGAGGATAGAAGGTAAGTTCAATACGCATATAAAAGCAGACGAGTTTACGTATTTGAGAGTAGTGCCACATTTATTGCGATCACCATCAAAAACAAAACTGCGAAAATCCATTCTGTATAACACTGTATTTGAATCACAAAAAGAACCAGCTCAGCTCTCTTTTACACCAGATGGAGAACACGTAATATGTAAGTCAATGCGAAAATATTTAACTCCACACAAGACTCTATCATTTGAAAGTGAGCATTTATTCAAGAGTATTTTACATCACAAGTTCACTCCTATTAGAAAAGTAAGGGAATTAACAAGAGAAGAAGCTATCAAGGGAGTAGAAGGAAACGAATTTATTTGTGCAATTAATCGAAAGTCTTCAGCTGGATACCCACTAAATGTGGAAACTACTATGGCGGGAAAGAAAGAATATTTAGGAGAGAACGAAAATTGGATTTTGGATCACCCCAGAGTTGAGCAATTAATAAATGAGTTTCATGAATGTGTGGGAAATAATGTGAGACCAAACATCGTATTTGTTGCAACTATAAAGGATGAACTTGTTTCTAAAGCAAAAGCAAAAGCATGTAAGTCAAGAGCATTTGCAGCAGCACCTCTAGCATTTACTATTATATTTAGGGAAAAATATTTGGATTATTTTGCAACAATCATGGAGGAAAGAATTTTTAACTATTCATTAGTCGGAGTAAACATGTATAGCAAAGATGTGGATGATATAGTTAATTTACTGGCCGAAGTAGCACCGAAAAATTCAAAACAATTCTTGGCAGGTGATTTCACAAACTTTGACGGAACATTGATTCTAAATTTATTATGGATGATATTTGACTTCATTGAATATATCTATGGGAGGGAATCAAAAGTATGTGAAAGTTTGTGGAATGAACTTGTTGATTCGCAACAACTTTTTGGAAATACAGTAATTCAAGTTTCTAGAGGACAACCGTCAGGAAATCCAGCAACTACACTAGTGAATACATTGTATAACATTGGTTTAAATTTTATGGTATTGTTCCAAGTGCTTGAGGAAATTGACAAAGTGGAAGCGATTGAAATTCAACAGGATTTGCATCATTATTACAGAGGAGTTTACTATGGAGATGATAATCTTCATAGCTATCACAAGAAATTGGTGAATATTATGGATCCTAATTTAATAACAACAGTTATGAAACGATATGGGCATGTTTATACAACAGATGCCAAAGATTCAACACACTTTGAATATCGTTATTTGAGTGAGGTTACAATTCTTAAGAGACACTTTGCCTACGATAATCATTATAATAGATGGATTGCACCTTTAGAATTAGTTTCCATTTTTGAACCAATTAACTGGGACAGAGTGAAGGACAATTCATATGAGATGAAGGAAATACAAATGCAAGTAAATGTGAGAACAGCTATTAGAGAATTGTCTTTACATACGCCAGAAGTTTTCGACAAGTATGTCCCATTATTACTCCACGAATGTAAAATAAGAAATTTAGTTCTAGAACCAGAATGTTATTTTGGACAACTCACTTTAAGAAAAATTGTACGAAATTCAGATGGATTGTTATTTTTCTCTAATGATTACTTTAATCAACTTGAACCTATCATAGACGTCGACGAAAATTTAGAATTAGAAGAAGAAGGGGGTACAATTATTCAATTGGGTGGACGCCCCGAGAGCAGCCCTCTCGAAGATTCACAAAAACAAACACGTCACCAGTTTAATCCGACGGTGAACGTGCAAAAATGGATTGCTCAAACACATCAAGAATATAAACAAAACAATAATAACAAAATGCAACACATGGAAAATGGAAATTTAATATTTAATGGACAAGGAGGAAATGGTGCAATTATCCCCTTCCAAATTCCTGCAATAACACAAAACTCCATAATCTCAATGACTTTGTCAGCTTCATCAGACAGTGAACGTAGTGGAACTGTAACATTAACATCAGATTGGTTTGATATTGGAGTTCGTATGGAGGCACAATCAACGGCAAATCAACAATTGACTACGTTACCTCGCGGTGTTACTAATGTAACGGCAAGTATTGTTACAACGTTGAATAGTACATGTAGGTTTGTTTTCTCTTTGAATGTATCCCCTGTACTACCATCAAAAGCAAGCGTATCAGAACCATTGTGGGTTACTCAGTATGAAAAACCAGTATCTACACTGTCTAAACCTACACTGCATATGATGCGATACTCAGACCCCAATTCTCAGAATGCAATACAAAAACAAATTGTTACGCTTGATACTGTTATGAGGTTAAAGCCAGAAACAGTTCCAAAGCAAATTGAACTCGATATGCAGAAGTTGGGAGTCATGAAGGAGAAAAGAGATCATTCAATCAAAGATGTATTATCACGTATGTATGCTATTTATGACTTTGAGATACCACCTGGTGGAGCAACTGGGGATAATATTCAAATTATTGACATACTATCAGAGTTCCTCTCGCAAAACAACGTATCAGCGAAATTGGAAGGGTTCACGTTTTTAAGAACAAACTTCATTATAACAATATTAACTCGAACTTTAACAACCACAAGCGGAGGGATAATAGCAAGTTTTTATCCTCAACTTAATGACATCGCAACTCGGAGTGTTAACATTTTGCAAGCAAGTCAAACGCCAAATAAGCGTATTTCAGTATCAGGGTCTGAGGGAATAGTATTGAAAGTACCTTTTATTTCAGCATTTTATGGGAAGAATTTGGTCTCCGGATCAGGAGAAATTGGCAAAGTTGTAATAAAGCTTTTAACACCATTGAATATCAATCCAACAAGTTTACGTGTGTTTATTCAAGCTGATGAGGATGATATTGAGGTGACATATCCAACTTTTGCGGCTGGTCCAAATGCTCGTGAAAATATTGATACTCAAATTAGAAGACTTCAGGAAAGGCAACAACAACTTATAAATGATGGAAGAGATGAAATCATAAGAGTTGGAAATGCGGAAAATCTTGCACAAGGGATCGCACGAAGACTACATTTACCAGATGTCTTAGGGCCACCATCAGTGCATATGCATAAAAGTTCAACAAGATCAAATATAATTTCAGTAAAGTGGCAACCTGCAACAAATCACGTGAATAAAGATGGAGAAGATGTGGCACATCATATCACTTTGTCAAGAGAGAATAATATGAAAGTTTCTAAAGAGTTTGGTACTGCAATAAATGAGATGACCATACCTCACATTGCAAAAAGTAAGCAAATTATTGCTATTAGGAGAATCACTCCTGCAATGCAACCAGGTCATATTATTTATGCACGACCATGTTCTATAGTGGACTTCATGTCACAAAATGGACAAATCTCAATGACTCACCAAACATGGCTCGCGATGATGGCACAAAAGTGGAAAGCAATATTAGAATTCGAACTGAATCTATATTTAAATCAATTTCATGCAGTAACTTTATCCCTGATATTTAATCCGGGAGATCAAGGAGAATTTCAAGAAGGACAAACATTATCCTACGACTTAATCAATAAACCAGAGCGAATGATTGTGGAATTTGATGGACAAAGGACAACAGCAAGTTTTGAAGTAAAACCAGCTATGAATACAGCAATTAAAGCAGTTCCAACGGCAAGGTTGGGAGATGTAACAGCAAATGCATTAACTTGGACGAATGATTGTTTTAGTGAGGAATGTTCTTATGGGATGTTTTATGTTGCTGTTGAAGTGAAGTTGAAAGCTGCTGCATCAGTAGCACCTTATGTCGACTTTACTGTAGACTTTTCAGCGCGAGACTTCTGTTTGGGTGACCCAACTGAATACATTCCTCTTGTTCCCTCAGTGCATTGTCAAAAACCAAGGGTTCATATGGATAAAGGAGGTTTGACCACCGAAACAGCAGAAATAGCTTCAGCAGAAACACGATCGGAGCATTTTGAACAGCCTCAAAGTGTCAATGAAGGGGTACAAAATACAGGAAATGGTATTACTACAGCTGAAACAATGGGAGATAAAATTGAATCCATAAAAGATATTTTAGATGCTTACACTCCATTCTCTCCAATTATCACAGTAAACAATGGTGAAGCCATTGCAATTGAAGCGTATGCATTTAGAACACTGTCTGATTTAGCCGCTGCAAATAAATTTAAGCATCATGATTGGATAGATTACTTTTCTGCTGGTTATGCATATTATAAGGGAAAAATAAATATGAGATTGGGGAAAGTGACAGATCAACAAGGTCCATTTGGAGAAGTAAATTCTACAACAAGGAGAAATCCAGTTGCCATGTTTGCATCAACTTCTGGTACTGGTATTACAACATTTCAAGCACCAAATTCGGCAAAGAGCGGAAGTAGAGTTATTCCATTGTTTAAGGAGGAATGTATTCCACAAATTAATATTCCTTACTACCAACCATTTCACATGTCAAGAATTACAAACTCAAACAATTACAATAGCGCGAATCAACCAAAAATATTGATTTTCAGACCCTATAATACAGAACAGGTTAGATTATCAAGAGCAACGGATAAAGATTTTCTTTTTGGATTTTTAACAGCATTACCAACCTTTACGTTAGTAAGTGGAAGCATTTTCGAATAAAATGGTTTTAGACATTTCATTAGACTTCTTCGACCACATCTTCAATAAAGGAAAAACTGATGACCAAGGCAAAACACTACTTTCAAAATTTGAGAAAACGGATTATTCCCTTGATACTATTTTTATTGTGAGTTTTATTTTAATAATAACAATAGGATATCTTATAACACGATTCAGAAAATATTTAAAGAAACATTATCAAAGAAAATATGAGCAACAAAACACAATCGAAATGCAAACACTTAGAAGTAAGCGAAATATTGGAAATATGTATATCGCCTAATCAACACATTTTATATACTCAATATTTTATTTTATTATTAATATTAATTGTTTTTGTATATCATATAATCTACCTTATTCGTAATCATTATAAAAGAAAATACAATGGGTATCCAAAAGTGCCTAATTATCAATAAACAACCTTTATTCCTAGGTTTATATAGGAATCGTTATATGGATACGCAATCCATCATATTATTAACATTTATCAATACTCGTAAATCGACTTATTTTGTTCCTTGTACTTTAGTAAGTCGTGTTTTAAATATTAACACATTTAGAACGGACTCTGGAATGGGTTCGAGCCCCATACCTTGAAAACACTTTGTTTTCATGGAATCCTTGCAAGTCCAATTATCATAAAGAACGCT